TATTTGTCATGTCCTTTATTTCTTGGTTGCCCTCTACTTATTTGTTTCAAACTTTTTCCTCCAAACACATTTGATTATACTACTCATATTTGCATAGTGCAATAACAAGAAAGAAAAAAGTTATAAAAAGTTGCGCAATGCTATTGACAAATAAGTTGCGTAGTGCTACATTGTACCATGAAAGGAGGTAGTAACGTGATTAACACAAGTAAACTAAAAGGAAGAATGGTAGAAAAAGGAATAACTCAAAAACAGATGGCTGAGATGTTAGGAATTGCACCTCCAACGGTATGCCAAAAGCTTAATAATATAAGGCCAATGGATTTATCAGAGGCAGAGACACTAATGCATATCTTGGACATAAAGCCAGATGAATTTGGAGTATATTTTTTTGCCTAAATAGTTGCGCTATGCAACTTAAGAGGAGGTGGTAAATGTGGTAAAGCAGTATTTAAAGAGAAGAAAGCTCCTTCAGGAGCAGTTTGAAAGACTGATGAAGGAGCTGGATGAGAACAACTTTTTACCTGAACAGGGATGTGATCTTGTAGATAAGGCATTGGATATCGACAGACGGCTATCAGCTATTTATTTAGTGATAGCTGGCATAGGTATAGCGTTTTTGAAGGTTATTTTATTCAAGTGGAGGAAAATCAATGGGTAGAAAAATTGTAATAGCGTCAACAGGCACAGAAACACTTATTTGCATTGACGGAAAAGTGTATGGCGAACACGTTGAGAGGATTGAGTTTTCACATACTGGTGGGCTGATAGCAGAAATAAGGTTGTCAGTGAACGATATGCCGGTAGAAGGTGAGGCGGTAGGAGACGGTTTTAGAAATTTTATAAACAGTCTTTTAGACACTGCTCCTAAAGAAGCTCAGGACCAGTGCATAGAAGCAGCATTTAAGGAAGGCAATATATGAGAGTAGAAACAAGATTGTACATCAACACTGATAGAGCGAATGTGCAGATAGCATTTGAGATTCCGGAGAGTGAGTGGCGAGCTATTTCACAGACAAAGCAGTGGAATAAAATCTGCAAGATGATACGGAAAGCGGAGAAGAGGAAAGGGGTACAGAGAACATGAAAATAGTTATCTGCATAATCGGCATTGCAGCGGTGCTGTTTATCGCCAATCGTGTTATGAACAGAATCACAAATGCAGTGTATAAATGCATGGGTTTTGACATTGACAAAATTTCAGAGGAATACAGTGAGAAGCTCATTAAAAAAATCAAGAAGTGGCTTAGAAAGTAACGCAACTTGTACAGGCGGTAACACATAAGATAGACGGGAGGTGTAGAACATGAGCCAAAATATGAGCGAATCAGAGGTAAAACAGATTCCGGGGTACACAGTTAAGGTGTATCACCACAAGGACGGTATATCGAGAGTGTATCGTCCAATCCTCACAGAGGAGGAGTATGAGAAGCGCCACCAGCAGTTATACAATGCGGCGGTGAGATTCTTAACGCACGTAGAGGAAGTGAAACAGAGAAAGAAGGAAACTGAAAAAGTTGATACAAAGGACTGAGGAGGAATGATGGGCTGGACAGGAGAGATAAACACGCTGGAGGAACTGGAGGTACTCATGTGCGGCAATGTTCTTCCGGCGGCGAAGTACCCGGACGCGTATTACCGACTGCCGCGCAGGTCGGCGGTTAAGAGACTTATCACATACGCGACGGAGATTGTGTTAATGAATGGAGGTGTGATTGACCTATGAAATACGAAATTGAGAATGTATATCAGAATGAGAATGGTGTTAATGAATTTTCGGTAGCAATAAACGGTCTTAGTTATCTTGTGATTTTCGGAAGGCATGTTAATGGCGGCTTCTGTGCAATGCCAAGAGAAGGCGTGAGCTGTGAATTATCTGCTTATGATGATTTCGGAGATATAGGCTATAACACAGACAGCATAAACAGAAAAATCAAGAGTAGAGGCAAGGCGCAGGCTATAGCTGAGGCGGTACATGTTGTGGCATCTTTTAACAAGAAACAGGAAGAGCTAAAGGAGCTGCATGATAAGACAGTATCGTAAACGATAAAAAAGAAAAAGCACCCGGATAAGCTGGCGGCTTGCCGGGTGCACCACTAAAACAGCGGTCAATACATCATAATCATTATATTATGTGTCACCGCAAAAGTCAATAAAATCAAGGCAGGAAAACACTTTTCCGTCCTTGTAATTGATATTAACAAGTCAACCACATTGTTAATATACATAAATCATCACAGGGGTGGCAGACAAAATGAGGAGAAGTAAAAAGTACATAGAGTATGACTACGAGGCAGCTTATGATAAACAGCTTCGCAGTCTTGAAGAGGCCAACCTTAAGCGAATGCTTGAGGAAGGTAAGGTTAAGTCAATATATGCCACCAAGGAGATAAGGGCAGGAGAGCAGCTTGAGGTTGAGATATACCCGGAGTTTTTAAGGAGCCGGAAGGGAGAGATTCCTAAAGAGGGCTTGAGGGACAAGCGCAGGCAGCAGGCACAGAGGAACCTCAATGAGAAGAACAGCCGCAAGGAGTGTGAGCGGTTAATACTTGAGAACTTTGATGATAATGATATATGGGCTACGTTCACCTACACGGACGCCAATATGCCCTCATCATTGAAGCAGGCGTATAAAGACATGACCAACTACATAAAACGCCTGAACAGGATACGAAAGAAGAGAGGACGTCCTAATCTCCGGTACATATATGTAACAGAATGTTCCGAGAAAGGTCGCTGGCACCATCATATTGTCATGGATGGCGATATGGGGCTTGATGTAGCCGAAGCAACATGGCACATGGGAGGGCGTAATCAGGTGCGCCGTCTGGAGAAGGACGAGAACGGTCTCTCCGGAATGGCCAACTACATCACTAAGCAGAAGCGGCAGAATGGCGGCAGGTATCAGAAGGCGTGGAAGTCCAGCAAGAACCTAAGAAAGCCCAAGGTGGATAAAAATCATTATAAATTCAAGCAGAAGGACGTTGACGAGGTGGTTACAGGGCGTCAACCCATGGAGGACAAGCTTAAAAAGTGGTATGAGGCACAAGGCTATAAAATGTATGACTTCGAGGTCAGATATAACGTATTTAACGGACGGTTTTACATATCAGCGCGCCTGCGCCGCCCACCGGATAAGTTAAAAGACAGGAAGGAGAGGTTAAACGAATGAATCTAAGAAATGCATTAAGAAGCGAGGACACCGAACAGATAAACGTGATCGCATGGGCGGACTGGAACGCGATTATGTACCCGGAGCTTAGGTGGCTGCACCATATACCCAACGGCGGCAGCAGGAACAAGGCGGAGGCGGTCAAGTTTAAACAGATGGGAGTTCGTTCGGGGGTATCGGACCTGTGTTTACCGTACCCGAAGGGAATTTACCATGGGCTGTACATTGAAATGAAGTATGGCAGCGGAGTGCTTCAGGGCACGCAGAAGGAGTTCCTGTCCGATATGGCAGAGGCAGGGCACTACGTGGCAACGTGCTATTCCGCTGAACAGGCAGTCAAAGTCCTTAAGGAATATATAGGGCTGTCACGTCTGGAATTTGCTCCGGAGGGTTTTACATCCAGGATGACCAGGCCGAACAACAGTGTCTGGAAGGATGACAGCCTGCCATGCGGGAGGTGATGGCATGACGGAAGATGAGGTAATGAACAAAATGAGGGCTTCGGCAGATGAGTTCAATGCATTGTGCCGGAAGCAGCAGTATGTCATGGCCATAAACCTGTATTACAGGGTACGTGCCGTTGCCGTGTACATAGAAATGCCGGAGGACAGGCTCACAGAGCTGTTTGGAAGCTATGGAGAGACCGAGGAGCAGAATATTGTTCCGGGGCTGTTTCCAAGACAGATAATAACAAGCGTGGCTGACCGCGCAATGAAGCAGGAGATTGAAGAAAACAGCAGAGGAAACCCCACACAGGTACATGATTTCAGGACATATCTGCCACGCAGTTATTTTAAGTCCAGACGATAACCACAAATGAACAGAGTAAATAAACAAAACAGGAGGACAATACATCATGAAAATTATCGCGGTAATGAACCAGAAGGGCGGCATAGGCAAGACAATGACAGCCGCAAGTATCGCCTACATATTAAGCGAGGAGCATAAGAAGAATGTGCTGGTCGCAGACGCAGACCAGCAGGGCAACATATCACTGCTGTACGGCAGATATGACCCGGAAGGGCAGGGAATGCCTGAACTGCTTGAGAACCACAGGGCAGCAGGAGGAACATACTCGACGGCGGAGCTTATACAGACTACACCGTATGGGCACATAGATATCATTCCGGCAAATGGATATCTGATGAGAACCAACATGCGGCTTCTCATGGAGGAGGGCGGTGACCAGATATTGAGGTTCTCTGCGGCAGTCAATGAAGCAAGGACGGTGTATGACTACTGCATTGTGGATTGCGGCCTGCTTATGGACATGACGGTGACGAATGTACTTGCGGCAGCAGACCTTGTGATTGCACCGGTCAAGATAGGCGGCTTCGAGATAGAAGCTGCTGATAATATGAATACCCAGATTGATTCCCTCCGAAGCGTTAACCCTGATATCAGGATGAAGGTACTTCTTACCATGCGCCAGGGCAACCGGACAACGGCGCAGATTGAGGAGTGGCTCAGAGAGTCATCGGGGCATGACTGCTTCGCGACAGCAGTGCGCCGCTCAATAATGGCTGAAAAGTCAACTGTTGCACACCTCCCACTGCCGGCCTTTGCGAAGCACAGTCCGGTCACACAGGACTATAGGGCGGTTGTGGATGAAATAATTAAAAATACACAGGAGGATTAAGGATGGCTTGGAATGTTATAGACCAGTTAAATAAAAATGCGGCGTCGGCTGTTATGGATGACAGCCCGAAAGCGCGTTTCCGCACAAAGGATATCAGCATTAAGAAGATGTACAGCAATGACAATAATTTCTACTCAATGCCTGATATCGAGAAGCTTGCGCAGGATATCTATGTATTCGGTTTAACAGAGAACCTTGAAGTGGTCTATGCACCCTGCGAGCGCGGTGATTACAGGATAACCGCGGGAGAGAGAAGATGGAGGGCGCTCAATCTCCTTGTGGAGCAGGGACACAGGGAATTTGAGATTGCGACATGCCAGATTCAGACGCCGCAGTCTGATAATGAGGAGCGACTGCGCCTCATTGTGGCAAACGCATACAGGAACAAGACCGTAACCGACATCCTGGAAGAGGAGCGGCAGCTCAAGGAGATTCTACAGGACATGAGGGACAACGGACAGACGCTGAAGGGCTACAGGCTGGACAGCGGAAGGCTCCGTGACGTGATAGCGGACATGCTGAGAGTGCCTGCCAGCAAAATAGGACAGATTGAGAGTATCAACCGCCATCTGCTTCCTGAATTTACAACGGAACTTAAGGAAGGGCGCCTTACCTTCACGGCAGCCTATGAGATAAGCGGAATGGCCGAAGAAGCACAGAAACAGATGCTTGAAAGATACCGTGAGAACGGCTTGACGTTCAGGGAGGTGCGTGAGGCAAAAAAACAGCAGGAGGAAGCGGCGGCAGCAGCACAGATAGCGGGACAGCTTGAGATCGAACCGGATGGAAGCCTTCCGGGAATTGGGGACGGACATATACCGGAACCGGAGACGGCTCACAGTTATGGTGAACATCCGGATGATTCAGCAGAGGAAGCGGAGGCAGCAGGCGGGATGGAGAGCCGGTCTGAGGATGAGTATACAGAAGTGCACCCGGAGAGTGTGGTCTCACTCTGCTACAGCTGTAAGAATTATTCGGGCTGTGAAGCAAGGACGGCTGCATGCATTAACTGTGACATGTATATTGACAAGGCAGAATCAGAGAAAACCCCGGAGCAGCTATATGATGAGGAGCAGGCTGCCATGGACCGTGAGACAAGACGTAAATTAAGCTGGCAGGCAGATGAACAGAAAATGCAGCAGCTTCCATCGGAAACGCAGAAACAGGTTAAGATCCATGAGGTAAAAATAGGTGCGACTTTCTTTGAAGAAGCCGCCTGCGGAAAGAAGAACTTTGAACTCCGAAGGAATGACCGCGGTTACAGGGTCGGGGATATGCTTGAGCTGCAGGAGTACAGGGATGGTGCATATACCGGAAGGACGTGCCGCAAACTCATAACATACATGCTTGAGGACTACACAGGACTTCAGGAAGGGTACTGCATTCTTGGCTGTGAGCTCATTGCGGGTGAAGATGAGTCCGGCACCGGAGCAGCGGGAGAGGAGACATAACCCATGCAGGAAGTGAACATATACCTTCTGAGTGACATAAAAGGACCGGGAAGGAAGAATACTGGCACGTACATATATGTTATCGCAATGAAGAACCCTGAGATAAAAGGCAGCGTAAAGGGAATAAAGACGGTAAAAGACACAACGGCGAATCAGATTGAGCTTATGGCGCTCATAGAGGCGCTTAAGCGCTTTAACAGGAAGTGCAGCATTGAGATATACACAGACAGTCCATACCTGATGGCGGCATTCAATAATGATTGGGTGTACGGCTGGAAGGCTAACGGCTGGAAAACGGCAGCAGGTAAGGAAGTTGCGAACAGAAAAGAATGGGAGGAGCTTGTTAAGGCTGTTGACGGATATCTGATCAGGGTATGTGAGCTGGCTCCTGTACAGCGCAATATTCTTGAATCTGAAATGCACAGAAGCAGTAAAAAAACTAATTACGCATAAACGAGGAGGATGAACAGATGACGCAGAATAATTGTGTGGTACTGCAGGGGCTGATACTGAGCATTCATTTCAGCCATGAAACACATGGAGAGAAGTTCCGCCTGATAGAACTGAGCATAGAACGCAAAAGCGGTGTCGCGGATGTGCTTAACATTATTGCTTCCGAGTGGCTTCAAGGCTCAGATGTAAAAGAAGGTGAGTACATAAAGGTGAAAGGCGAGTTCCGTTCCAGAAATGTACATACACCGGAGAGGAGCAGGCTTGAGCTGAGTGTTTTCGCAACAGAAATAACAAAGTTCGATAGTGAGTTCGACTATCTGTTTGACAGGGAGAGCGAAAACAGAATAGAACTTAATGGCTATATCTGTAAGCCTCCGGTTCTCAGGAAAACACCATACGGAAGAGTTATAGCTGATGTACTGCTTGCCGTCAACAGGACAAGCGGCAGAAGCGATTATATACCTTGCGTGATGTGGGGAAGGACAGCCGGATACGTGTCAAGCTTTCCGGTTGGCAGCAGGCTAAAGCTCACAGGACGCATTCAGAGCAGAAAATACAATAAGAAACTGACAGAGGAATACACGGAAATCCGTACGGCGTATGAAGTGTCAGTAAATGAATTGCAGATTATAGCAAAGGAGGATGAAAACAATGGCGAGGACGTCTAAGGAACAGAGAATCTATCTTGAAGGAATAGCATTTGCCTACAAGATAGCCAAGGAGCAGGGAGTTGAGGCACTTGCGAAGGAGGTAAAATTCAGGGGAGCAAATAATTGCGCCATGAATGTCAATTACAGCGAGCTTGTGGCAGTGACAAGAGGACGCTGCAAGGACGAGCTGATGTATGTTGCCACTGCCTCAGCAGTTACACTCAGCGAGGCACTCAGGCTTCCGCCAAGCGTGATGAAAACATACCTGAGGGAATTTAACAGAAAGATTGTTGAGTACAGGCTTCATCCGGATAAATATCTTGAGGACAGCGAGAGGATACAGAAGAACGTAGGCTTAACCGTCATGAGTGAGGAATATATGCAGGAGAAGGAGGATTTCAATGATGATGGAGACAGGTGAGATTATTGCAAGAGCCAATGAGGCAGTACAGGAGATATATGGGAAGATGGGAAGGATTGAGAGCTGTGAGGCGGCTCTCAAGGCTCTGGACGGAGCAGAGGTCTATATAGGCAAGAACAGGACGGAGATACTTGACCTTCACTCTGCGCTTAATGATGACCAGATAGCTGACATCATGGCGTATATACATACAACAATTAAGACACAGATAGAAAAGGCGGCAGGTGAGCTTAATATGCTGTGCAGTTATTCCAAGGAGAAAGATATTGCAAATATAAATTCGTTACAGGAGCAGATTGAATCGCAGACGGTTTATGTGGATGCAGGCAGGAGCGTTCCGGAGCAGCCTTGTGATGATACACCGGAAAAGCAGGGAAAGCAGGAGAAATTGACAATGGAGTTGTTCGGGGATAAGAATACCGGGGAAACAGGGAAAGCGGAGGCAGCAGTACCTGAGACGGTCACGCAGGATATTCATGAAGGTGTGGAAATATCGGAGGACTTGGAGACAGCAGCGCAGAAAAGCCCAAAAGCGTGCAAGAGCACCCTTCCGCCGGATGAAGAGGAGAAACTCTTGAGAAGGCTTTATGTGACAGAAGGCAGGACCGTCAAAGAAATAGCCGACATGATGGGATTAACAAAGTCAAATATATATGACCGTATCAGGAAATACGGTCTGAGAAACAAAAAATATGACCACATTTTGGATAGTTATGCATTAGAGAGCGAGAGAAGAAAGTAGGAGGAACGGCAAATGAATATAAAAACAATAAACCTTACGGCTGAAAGCGGAACCAGGAAAGAATTGTGCATGAAAAAAATAGTGCATACGGTGGAAATGCTGCAACGTGTAGATGAGGAAAAAACTGCAATCGGAACCACGCTGTGCGGTTACATGGAATGCTGTAAGGACATCGGATATATAAGCGATGATGAGTATAAAATGTTAAGGGAAATGGTAATTGGAATCGCAAGCGCTAAGGGCTGTGTGATTGTTACAGAAGTAAAATCATAGAAAGGCTGTGTCGGAATCCGACACAGTGATGGAGCGGGTGATTGAGCCATGAAAAAACGATGGATATACAACGTAGTTATTTGCGCAAAATGTGACGGAAGAAAGTTAGAAACTGCAAAGCGCAGAACGTATATTGGGGCGCTTTTCTTTATTGTAAAAATGTCTAAAAAGTATTCTAAAGAGTTTGCAAAAGCACGTATTGATGAATTGGAGGAATGAGTAGTGATTAATGGTGAGTTGCTTGTTGACAACTTCGCCGGCGGAGGAGGAACATCAACAGGAATTTATGCTAAGGCAACAAATCATTTTAGCAGAAGCAAAACTGAAAGAATTAAGAGGCAGAGAAAGTGATGGAAATTAGACCGATAACCTTTGCAAGCGCTTGTGATTTTATCAATAAAAATCATAGACACCATAAAGCAACTGTCGGCTGTAAATTTTGTCTTAGTTTGTACGATGACGAAAAACTTGTCGGAGTTGCTGTATGTGGCAGACCTGTATCAAGAAAGCTAGATAATGGAACTACTTGCGAAATCAATAGATTATGCACAGACGGAACATATAATGCTTGCTCAATGTTATATGGGGCTTGTTGCAGAGTTGCAAAAGAGATGGGGTACAAGAAGATAATTACATATATTCTTGAATCTGAAAATGGTGCAAGCCTTAAAGCGAGTAATTTTGTGTGTGACGGCATTGCAGGCGGTACACATTGGACCGGAAAAAGGGATAAAGGACAAGACATACCAAAAGAAATGAAAATAAGATGGAGTAGAGAACTGAAAGAATTGAGAGGTGGAGAAAATGACTAGGAAAGAATTATATGTATGTGACCTTTGCCATACTGATTATCACAGCAAAGAAGAAGCTTTGCAATGCGAAAAAGACCACCTCAAATGTGTTAAAATCACAGATACTAGATACATTGCACATTTTAAACTTCCGTCTAAAATTGAGGTGGAGTTTTCCGATGGAACAAAACGCTGGTATAGGCAGTAAAGAATCGAGGTGGAGATACGGAGGTAAAACAGATGGACGCAGAAGAGATGAAGAAAAACAAAGCAAAGAAACTGCGGTATAAAAAACCTATTGTTAAAAACCTAAATCTCGAGACAATACAGCAGGATTTATGGGACATACAAGAGTCTTGCGAAGAAGTACATTGGTTTACAGATTCCGATGATGGCAGTGAAACTTTAATAAATGCCTTATCAGGGGATGAAGATGAAGCGTATGAGTTTAAAATGGCATTTGCAGACCTATGTGCTGAGTGTGAGAGAATGTTTGACGATATGCAGGAAGAGTGGGTTCCTGACTGCTTTGATATTTTATTTGTGGCAGCAGGTGCAGGAGAAACATACGGCGGGTTGTTAGGATTCGACTCTTATGAGCAGGATTATTTCGGAATCGGATGCTCAGAAGCCTTTGCGGAAGATGAAGCCAAGAAAAAATTAAAACAAATGACAAAAGATGAGCTGATTGCGGCTGTAAGACAATGTTTTCGGATTTACTCCGCTTACATTGGACTACGCAATAGATATGATAGCCTTAAGGCTGCAATAGATATTTTGAGGGAGCAGAATACAGGATATCTTCAGGTTGTGAGGGAAATAGAAAGACTTTATCAAAAAGCGCAAGAGCATCAAGGATATATGGCTGAGTACTCGAAGGAGTGGAGAGAATTCGAGCAATATGCAGATGCGCTGCCACAGGAGGCATGGTTGGCTTGAAAAGCTATGATAATAGCAGGATGGAGGAAAAATGAACAAAGTAATCCTAATGGGTCGCCTAACCCGCGACCCGGACATAAGAACAGCCGCAGGCGAGAACACAATGACAATAGCGCGGTACACTCTTGCGGTAGACCGGAGAACAAGAAAAACCGATACCAACGAACCCACAGCCGACTTCATAAGCTGTGTAGCATTCGGCAAGGTAGCAGAGTTCGCCGAGAAGTATTTTTACCAGGGCATGAGAGTATTGATTACAGGTCGCATACAGACCGGCAGTTATACTAACAAGGACGGCCAGAAGGTATACACAACAGATGTTATTGTAGAGGATCAGGAATTTGCGGACAGCAGGGCAGCAGGACAGACAAGCTCAGCAAACACTCCTGTACCACGTCCGGAGCTTACAGCAGAAGACGGCTTCATGCAGTTACCGGCAGGCATTAATGATGATGGTATACCGTTCGGTTAGGGGGTTAGTGATGAATGAAGATATTTTACAGTTGATTAGTAATGAGCAGATGAGGGAAAGCTGCTATATCAAGGCGCAGAATATCATAGAGAATGCAGGGCTAAAGAGTATAGAGGTTGACAGGACACAGTTCACGGCAAGGAATGACAACAATAAGCTTATCATAAGAATTGCCGTTAAGAAGTTCACAAAACATACTGTGAGCGCCAATGAACTGAGAGCATTGAAGAGAATCCCCGAGTATCGTCCTGTATATGACCGATATAAACGCATGAGTCACTTCGAGCACAGACCATTGTATGAGTGGGGCTACATAGAATTTGAGTATCTCCCATCCAATAATCATTAGACAGAACACATATTCTGTAGTATAATGAGACCATAAAAACAGCGCCACAGAGCCGAATATATGAAGCAAGATAACAGCTTCGTGTATCCGGCTCTTTTTATTTTGCTTACAGACATGGAAAACGTATCGGGAACAGCATTTCGCAGGTGGGAAAGGAGGCAGCAGCATAGATGGCAAAGGGAAAGTATGAGACGTGGCAGGAAGACGATAATATAACGCTTCTTGGGGCATGGGCGCGGGATGGTCTGACACAGGCTCAGATAGCCAAGAATATGGGAATCGCGTTATCAACGCTTAAGGAGTGGATTAAAAAGTATCCGGCCATTTCGGCTGCCTTAAAAAAAGGGAAAGAGCTTGCGGACTATGAAATGGAGAATGCCTTATACAAGAAAGGTACAGGGTACACGGTAACGCTCAGGAAGCCTATTAAGCTTAAAGAAGTTGAATATGACAACAATGGCAAAAAAATAAGTGAGAAAGAGAAAATCGAATACGCGGAGGTAGAAGAATACATTCCACCGGATGTGACAGCACAGATTTTCTGGCTTAAGAACCGCAAACCAGAGACGTGGAGAGATAAGCGTGAAGCTCCGCCGGAGAAAGAGGAGTACGAGGATGATGGATTTATCACGGCGCTTAAGCAGACAGCAAAAGAGGTGTTCGATGGCACCGGAGTGGTTGAGACAATGAGTAATAAAGAGCGGGAGGCAGCAGATGAAGCAGACAAGACAGCCGACGTTCAGGTATAGTGCATTCTCGGCTAAACAGAAGATGGTGCTCACATGGTGGATGCCTGATAGCCCATACCATGACAAGGACGGCATAATATGTGATGGCTCAATCCGAAGCGGCAAGACCACATGTATGGGACTGTCATTCGTAATATGGGCGATGGAGACCTTTGACGGACAGAACTTTGCCATGTGCGGCAAGACAATACAATCCCTGAGGAGAAATGTCATCAAGCCGCTCAAAGGTATGCTCAGTTCGCGCGGGTACGGAGTGGAGGAGCACCGCTCCGAGAACAGCCTGACTATCACAAAGGGTTCAGCAGTGAATGAGTTTTACCTGTTCGGAGGGAAGGATGAAGGCTCCCAGGATTTGATACAGGGTATCACGCTTGCAGGCTTGTTCCTTGATGAGGTTGCCCTGATGCCGGAGAGCTTCGTTGATCAGGCAACAGGGCGCTGCTCTGTCGAGGGTTCTAAGTACTGGTTCAACTGCAATCCGGAGGGACCGGATCATTATATAAAAACGCAGTGGATTGACCGTATCGGTGAAAAGAACCTCATAAGGATACATTTTACCATGCATGACAATCCGAGCCTGTCACAGCGCATTATACAGCGTTATGAGAGCCTTTACAGCGGGGTGTTCTATGACCGCTTTATCCGTGGTCTGTGGGTGCTGGCATCCGGAATCATCTTCCGGTATTTTGCGGATGATGATTCGCCGTATCTGTTCGGTGATGAGGAGATATTCAGCCCGGAGGGAAGACCGCTGCAGCCCTTCTCCAAGGTTGTAATGGGAATCGACTTTGGAGGAAACGGCTCTAAGACAACCTTCTGCCTTACAGGATACCAGGGAGGCTATCACAGCTTCAAGGTGCTTGAGGAGGCAGGGCTGCCGGTAACAGAGGCGGTGGATTCCAAGGCGATATGTGATAAGTTCATAGAGTTTTACAGGTACTGCCTTAACAAGTATCACCGGGTGGACTGGATTTTCCCGGATTCCGCTTCACCGACAATGATTAATTCACTCATAGGAGCCGCAAGACAGGAAGGCTTGCAGTTCCAGAACATAAAGGGCTGTCGCAAGAACGAGGTGGCGGACAGACCGAAACTCATAGACCTGTTATTGAACTCAGGGAGATTGAAGATAAACAGGCGATGTGTACAGCTGCGCAAGGCTATAGCGTCGCTGAGGTGGGACGAGAAGAAACCGGACATTCCGGAGGATCTTAATATTAACAACTGCAATGACTGGTGGGACGCGTTCTGCTACACCCTTCTGGACTTTGTAGAATACATTGAACTTGATAGGAGGAGCTAATGAAGGATAATTCAATTAACGCGGTGGTAAAGAGAAAACTTAACGAACTGGGCTTTACGAACTGCAATGATATACCGTACGGATACATAAATGTCTGTGACTCATGGTACTGCAATGAGCCAATAAAGGATTTTCATAACAGGAAAACGATACAGGGTGAGAAGTATGAGCTCAACAGGCTGAACTTCGCAAAGAGACTGTGTTCGGATGAAGCAAACCTGTGCGAGGTGATTGAGATAAATGCCGGAAAGAAGAACAGCCAGTTTGAGGAGGTGAAGCGAATCTTCGAGAAAAACAACTTTGCCACAATGTACCGCCGCCAGCTTGAGCGGATGACAGCGAACGGAACCGTGGGCGCATATATAAGAATCGCTGGCGCGGAGGAGTATGACGATGGTTCATTAAGAGGCGGTGACATTAAGATAAACTATGTCAATGCAGGCGGAATCATCCCGCTCACTATAGAGAACGGAGAGGTGCTAGAATGTGCTTTCTACGGAGAAAACATAAAAGCAACCAAGAAGGTGATAACGCTTGTTGTTTTCACTTATGCTGACGTGTACTCAGTGTCAACGTATGAGTTTGACACAACCGGCAATCAGATAAGTGCCACGGAGAATATCAGGCTTGGTGAGATAAAACCGTTTGCGCTCATGGAGAATGCAGAGGTAAATAATTTACAGGACATGGAGGGCTTCGGACTGCCGAAGCTCTGGAACTCCATACCGTACCTCAAGATGCTTGACCTGTGTTTTAATATCCTTTATTCGGATGTGGACAAGGGCGAGAAGATAATCATGGTAAATGAGATGCTCTGTGAGATGGACCAGTATGGCAGGCCGATTCTTACCACGGAGCAGAAAAAGCTTTTTGTGCTTATGGGTGCAAAGCTCCCGGATCAGAAGGAGGTATACCACGAATACAATCCGGAGATAAGGATTGAGGCGATAACCAAGGCATTCGAGCTGGTATTATCACTTGTATCGATGACCTTCGGCTTCGGAACGAAGAAGTACACCTTCGAGAACGGCAGGATTACAACTGCCACAGAATACACAGGTACCAAGCAGGACCAGCTTCAGGAGCTTAACAGGCAGAGGCAGCAGGCTGTTAAGTATATAACAGGGCTTGCAAGGGCAATCATGTGGTACTCGAACACCTTTTCGGGTACAGCGTATGACATAGACACGGATATAAAAATTGATTTCAATGACAGCTATATCCGTGATGAGGAGGCTGAGCTTGAGGATATGAGAAACGATGCGCTCCAGTTCGGAATCCCGAAGCTGACAATGTGGTATCTGGCGAAAAAATATAATCTGTCCGATGAGGAGGCAGAAGCGCTTGTAAAATCGAATGAGAAAGAGGATGATGACGAGGGGGACGGTGAGGAGTAATGCTGACGGATGAACAGATTGATGTGCTGTCGGAGGCTCTCATGCCGTACTTCGATGAGCTTGAGCAATGGGTTATCCAGGATGTTGCGCGCCGCCTTGGAAAGACATTAACCTATTCCGGGACGATTGAGAACGAACTTGCCGCAATGAAGAATCTGGGCTACAGTCCTTCAAAGATAAGGCGTGAGGTGATGAAGCTCTTAGGAGCTGATAAGAACCTTAAGAAGCTCATAGCCGAACAGACAGCGGAATATAAACGTGAATATGCCAAAATGATGGAGAAAATCAACCGTGAAGCTGCCAAGACCGGCGCTGATATGGTATACAAGGCATCGGACATAGCCAATGTGCAGGACAGAAAGATATGGAATGAGGCGGGTAAGAAGCTTAAAGAGGGAGATTTCCTGCACCGGTTAAATGATGTGTTCAGCGAGCGCATGGAAGGTGATCTCCTTAATCTGACCAGGACGGCAGGCTTCAAGACCGGGATGTCATATGTGGATGCGCGCCAGGCATACACGCACAGCCTCAACAATTCAGTGCTGAGGATGGCAAGCGGCGTGAGCACCATAGAGCGTGAGCTGACCAGCGTTATACATGAGCTGGCACAGAGCGGCATCCGCTCAGTCAATTATGGTGCCAACCGCTCACAGCACATAGAGAGTGCAGTGCGCACCGCACTCAGGACAACCTACAGCCAGCTCTCCGGCGCAGTGATGGACAAGGACATTAACCAGACAGGTGAGACACTAGTGTATGTCTCACAGCACTGGGGAGCGCGTAACAAGGGAGAGGGAATAGAGAACCATGAAGCATGGCAGGGCAAGGTGTATAAGCTTGATGACCGTGAATATCCGGAAGAGGAGAAGCGCATAGGACAGAAGATAACAAGCCTTGTGGAATCCACAGGATACGATGCAACAACATCCACCGTGGTGGATCCTAGAGGGCTTCACGGCTACAACTGCCGCCATAGCCACTATGCCTGGTTCGAGGGTGTATCTGAGAAGCCAAAATACAAGCCGGAGCCGCCGCCGAAGGAGATAGACGGCAAGGTCTATGATTACTATGCTATGACACAAAAAATGCGCCGGATGGAGCGCGACATACGCGCAATGCGCAAGGAGCAGATAGCACTTAAAGAACTTGGAATGGATACGGAGCGGCAGCAGGAGCTTAAGAAGAAAATCAGCCAGAGCATGAACGCATATAAAGAGTTCTGTGAAAAGTGCGACATACCGCCCAAGTATGAGCGCACAAGGGTCGAGAAGGTCGGGACGGACATTAAGAAGACGCAGGCGTATAAAGACTATGAGAAGATGGAGAGGGAAACTGGTTCAAATAGCGAAAATACATCACAAGAGAAAATATCAGTAGAAAATTCAAAAAAACAGCGATATAATAGAACTATTGAACAGTTAGAGGCTGTAGCCGCTGACATTAAAAACAATATTTCACAATACAGTGATAGACCTTCAAAGTGGAGTGGAAAGATAAATGTAATTGACAAGTATAAGGATGAAGGCGTATTAGGAAATAAAGAATGGAATTGCAATATCATGGTTGTTGCTAATGCTGATGATGGTGTTTTATGGCATGAGATGTTACATTCCTGTTCCGTAAGTTATTATGATCCTAAAGTGTATTTAGAAAATAAGTATATTGAAGAATCAAGCGTAGAATATCTAAAGCAACAGATATGCAAAGAAAAAGGAATAGAAAGTATAGCTGGTTATCCGGATAAAGTTCAAATACTTGAAAATATTAACAAAGCTTTTGGGTATGGAACAGACATCGACTTTGCCAAAGAATTATTTAATATACCACTGCCAGAAAGATATCAATGGCTAGAGGATAAAGTTGATAGTGATTTAAGAATATACCAAGCTTCATTTGAAGATTATAATGAGGTTATGAAATTTATCGAAAAACTGAAAGGTGGAGATAATGGCTGATATAAAAGGACTAATATCACAACTTCAAGAGAGTGAAAATAAGTTTATCATAACGGATTCATCAACTACAGCGGAAAGATTGAGAGCAAAGATTATTCAGCGGAAAAAATCAGAGGATGAATGTTTAAAATTAAAACAAGAGATAATGGATTTTTTTGCTACGAATCCTTCTGCTGAAGAAAAAGAAATTCTTTGGGCATATACTGAATCTTTGTGGATGGAATGCTCAGCTATAGAGATAAAAAGACAAGTTGCACCAGTACAACAAAAATAAAAAAATATTTGCATTTATAGAATATATGTTCTATAATAGTCCAGGGTGGTAAAATTGCAGACAACGGAATATGAATGGATTGCCTGCCCGATATGTGGAAACCCACACATGACGAAGGTTATGGGTGACACGCAACTGTATCGTTTCCCGGCATTTTGTAAACGGTGTAAAGCGGAGACGATAATAACAACGAACCAGAACAAGAGAGCCTTAGCGCCGAATAATTGATTTTTCCTGACATTAACAGGGAGAATTGGTTGTTCGGCGCTTTTTGTTTGTTTTGAACAGGGGAAGGAGCAGAGATGGATTTTTTAGAGATTTTAAAAGCCAACGGTATTGAGGTGCCGAAGGATAAGACCGAAGCCATCACAAAGGCAGTCGGTGAGAACTATAAGACAAACAGCGAGTACGAGAAGGTGTCCGGTGAACTGGACACGGCGAATAAGAAAATACTTGCCAATGACACAGCCATCAAGGATTTAGAGGGAAAGCTTGCCGGCTTCAAGGATGTTGATGTGACAGCTCTTAATGAGCGTATTAAGAATCTGGAGACCGAAAAGAGCACGATTGAGGCGGACTATAAGAAACAGATTGAGGACAGGGATTTCAATGACCTGGTGAAGGATGCCATTACAGCCGCCAAGGGAAAGAACACCAAGGCGATTATGGCACTTCTTGATACAGACACATTGAAGAAGTCAAAGAACCAGAAGGACGATGTGGCAGCAGCCCTAAAGACACTCACTGAGGCGGAGGACAGCAGGATGCTGTTTGGTGAGCCACAGTCGACAGGAACTAAGAAGGATGTCGGTGGCTACGTTCCGGATAGCGGAGCTGGATCACAGGCGGATACATTAACAGGTGCTCTTGCGGCACACTATAACAATTAACAGGAGGTAAGGGAAAATGCCAATAAGTTTAGCAGAAGCAAAGGTCGGTATGGCAGACAAGGTAGACCAGCAGGTTGTAGATGAGTTCAGAAGGGCGTCATTATTGCTGGATATGCTTATTTTCGATGACGCGGTGTCACCGGGAACAGGCGGAAGCACACTCACATACGGATACACATGTCTTAAGACACCGTCAACCGTAGCAGTCAGAGAGCTGAATACAGAGTACACACCGAACGAAGCGAAGAGAGAGAAGAAAACCGCAGACCTTAAAATCTTCGGGGGGTCTTATCAGATTGACCGTGTCATCGCACAGACATCCGGTGCGGTTAATGAGGTTGAGTTCCAGATGAGAGAGAAGATCAAGGCAGCAGCCAACTATTTCCACATGCTGGTTATCAATGGCACCGGAGCAGGCTCAGGAGCCGACTATGTGACAAACACATTCGACGGCTTAAAGAAGATTCTTAGTGGCTCTGATACAGAGTACACGGCTAAGGATGTTGATATTTCAACATCAGCGCTCCTTGATACCAATTACAATGCGTTTCTTGATGCGGTAGATACGTTCATCAGTAAGCTTGCGGAGAAGCCTGATATTCTTATGATGAACACGGAAATGCTCACCAAGGTCCGCTCTGCGGCGAGAAGAGCAGGCTATTATGACCGCAGCAAGGATGACTTTGGCCGCGCAGTTGAGACTTACAACGGAATTAAGCTTCTTGATGCAGGATATTATTACAACGGCTCAACAACAGAGCCTGTTGTCGCAATCGAGACAGATGGCTCAACCGCTATATATGGTATCAAGATAGGACTAAACGCATTCCATGGGGTATCACCGAAGGGTGACAAGATTATCGCCCAGCACCTTCCTGATTTCAGCCAGGCAGGAGCAGTAAAAGAGGGTGATGTCGAGATGGTGGCAGCGACAGTACTTAAGAACAGCAAGATGGCGGGCGTTCTTAAGGGAATTAAGATAAAGCCGACAGAGTAGAAAATAATGGGGGTGAGAGTATTAACAGCTTAACTATAACAGTGGACTGGGAGTACTATCACTCCCGTTTTGCTGGCAGTAAATTGACGGAGGAACAGTTCACGGCTATGACATATCAGGCATGCAGCCGTGTAAAGCGTCTGTGCAGGCCGTATGTCCTTAAAGCTGTCCTTGAAAATGAGGATGACTACCGCAATGACAGGCTCAAGGACGCGGTATGCTGCGTGATAAATGAGATGTATGAGCAGGGCAAGGTTGGAGCAGGCGCCGGGGTAACTTCGGTATCGAATGACGGCTATTCGGAGAGCTACGCAGTCACGAAGAAAACGGATGCTGACTTGGAGCTGGATACATTGGCGAAAGCCCAGCTTTATGGCACCGGCTTGATGGGGGCATTGTGATGTTCGATGATACGGTGACTTTTTATTCTTATGACGCTGATACGGAGAGCTGGAAAAGGACAGTCATAGCAGGCTGCCAGTGGTCTGCGGAGACAGTAAAGACGGTGTCCACCGATGGAAAGCTCAATATCTCCAAGGTGGTGAACATCACCATCCCGGTTGATACAGCGGCTATGCCGGAGCAGTACATAGACTATCGTCTGTACAGCACACAGGCGGTCAAGGAAGGCTTTTTCACTATCAACCCTACCACTAATATGGATGTGGTTGTTTTGGGCGAATGTGAAGCGGAATTGACATCGGAATATACCCTGTCACAGCTGGTAAGGGAACACATAGCCGCAACAGTGTCATCTGTGGCGGATAACACCGGCAGACCAAGGCTTAAGAATATCAAGGTGGTGGCGCGATGATTGATGTGACTGTTAAATTGCCGGAAGCAGGGGCAATGATGAAGAAGCTGGGCTTGGATCAGCGCGGAGAGGTTCAGAGGGTAATTGCAGAGGAAGCATTAGGGTTATGTGATTCAATTGTGCCATTCAGAAGTGGCATGCTTAAGCAAAGTGGACATGTTGAAAATAATGGCGAATACATAGTTTGGAATCAACCGTATGCACGATATCAGTATTATGGAATGCTCATGGTTGACCCTCAGTACAAGAAAGGTGCTATGTTCAATCCTGATTATGGCTTTTGGAGCAGACCGGGTGTGCAAAAAGAACTTACAGATAAGCCTTTGGAATACAATGGACAAGGCGAATCCCACTGGTTTGACAAGGCAATGCAGAATGGCGGGCGGGAAAAGCTTATCGAAGTAGCCCGCAAGGAGGTGCGAAAACGCAGTATATGACAGTGGTAGAAGCGATTGTGAAATGGCTCAAGGAAGCCAGGATAAATAAGATAAGCACGGATGCCCTGCCGGGACAGTCCGTTGCGTATGGGATAGCGAAAGCACCGACGCAGAATGTCAAGACGTTCGTGTCCGGCAGAAAGATATATACAGATTACTATGATTTTCTGGCACGCTTAGACAGCAAGACGGACGCGGAGAGGATCAATAATCATAAATTCATGGAGGAATTGTCGGCATGGATATACGAGCAGAATGTACAGGAGCTGTACCCGGAGCTTCCGGAACATCTTAAGTGCAGTGATATATCAGTAAGCACACCGTTCCACATGCAGGCGGCAGACGAGGACTCCGCCGTCTATGCATTTACTATAAAAATCAAGTATGAGAAGGAGAGATAAAAATGGCAGAAATGAGAGAAAAACTAATGCATTTCTTTGATATCGGAGACGGTACAGAGAATTATGTACTGCTTGGTGACGGTATCAGCTCACTCACGGAGGAGTTTAACCCTGAGAACGAGACTAAGCATTATATTCACCAGTCCAGCGGAACAGCGAATGTGAAATCGTACGCACCATCCATGTCCGTTGAGAAGGAGTATATCAAGGACGAGGAGCTTCAGAAGTGGATAGATAAGAAGGTGCGTGAGCTTCCGACAGGAGCCTCCGCCAGAAGCAGCTATATAAGAGTTAATGCGCTTGAGGAGCCTGTCTCTGATGGAGTATGGCCGGCAGTCAAGCGTGTATGTGCATATCAGTTTGATTCTATCGGTGGTGAGGGCGGCTCTGAGCTTGTCAATGCTATGACACTCAGCGGCGTCGGGGATGGCATTCAGGGAAGCTTCAATGTGTCAACAAGAAAGTTCACACCGGGTTCCGGTGAATAGGAGGTATTATGCCAAACATTATCAGAATCAGCAGGGGAATAGAAATAAATGTCAACGAAGCAGGTGACATAATATGCATTCCGGTTGATGACATGAACTTCATTGATAATTATAACAACGTCCTTGATACCTTTGACCGTATAGACAAAGAGATAAAGGAGAAAGAGGGCACCCTGGCACCAAAAGAGGAGCTCAGGTTCATTATCGAAAAGACCAGAGAAGTAATGGACGGAATCAATAACCTTTTCATGGACGAGCAGTGCTGTAAAAAGGTGTTCGGCAATATTGTCCCATCGCCGTATCTGCTGGCGGATTTCTTTGAACAGCTCTGTCCGTACATTGAAAAATATGCGGATGAGCGGCAGAAAAAAATAATGGATAAGTACAGAAAGCCGGTTAGGAGAAAATAATGCTTAATGTGCTGCTAGAGGACATGCCGGAGGAATACGAGGGTTATAGAATAGACCCGGATTTCAGGACCGGCATTTTAATCTCAATGTGCCTTTCAGATCCGGAGCTTACCGAACTGGAGCAGCGTCTGGTGGCGGTCAATTTATTGTTTACAGATAAAATACCACCGCCTGAACAGGCAATGTCAGGGATAAGCTGGTTTATGAATGCCAACAACCATGATAACTATGACGGAGTGAAGCAGTCCGAAGTGATACTTATGGATTACGGAGTAGACCAGTGGAGAATATATGCGGCATTCATGGCACAGTATCATATAGACCTTAACAAGGTCAATATGCATTGGTTTATCTTCCGTGGGCTTCTTGATAATCTGTCGGAGTGCAGCTTTACAGATGTAATGCAACTTAGGCAGAAGAAGATACCATCCTACCTGTCAGCGAAGGAGAAGGAAGAGTTCAAGAGAAAACAGAAGATATTCCAGCTTGGAAAGACAGGCAAGGTTAAGGAAGATGATTTCACTGAAAGTGAGAAAGCAAGAATAGCAGAGTTCTTAAAATATGCGAATATAAAGAAATAAGAGCCATGCAGCGCCTCAGAGCCATTGGCACCTAATGATAGGGTGTTAGTGGCTTTTGTTTCAGGAAGGAGGGCACATGGGAAAAGAAGATGCAGACGGCTATGTACGTGTCAAGATAGACGTTGACACGTCGCAGGAGAAGGAGATTAAGCGTTCCCTGGAGGACATTCAGGATGATGCGGACAATGCAAAAAGTAAACTGGATGCGTTAAAAGAGACCGGTGTTGATGAGAACGCGAAAGCCTACCGCAAGGCAGCGGAAGACCTTGAAAAATACAACAAAGAGCTTGATGAATATATAAGAAAGCAGAAGGAAGCAGAGACTACCGCAGCAAGCCGGACTAAAGCCTCCCAGACCGGCGATTTTGACAGTATCAGTGACCAGGTGGAGGACTATGAGACGCGCCTCCGAATGCTCCGCGACAAGGGCTATGGTCCCGGTGATGGTCATTTTGATGAGCTGTATATCGCATGGAAGAACGCGGCAGATGCCGAGAAAGAGTACCTTGCGGGGCTTGAAAAGCTAACGGACAGGGGAAAAGAACTGGAAGCTGAGAGAACACGTAAAGAGGAAGAAACACAGCAGAAGGTATCACAAAAGCGTGAGGAGGAGGCGCGCAAGCTTGCAGAGCAGGCGGCAGAATATGAACACCTGAATAAGCTTCGTGCCAATGCACAGGTGCGGGATAAAGACCTTGTGAAGCTTCTTGAAAGGCAGGAAGCCATCACAGCACGCATGGCAGAGCTTAAGCGTGCAGGAGTGGGCGAGGGCTATAAGGAGTATGACAGCCTGAGCCAACAGCTAAAGGATGTCAACAGCTCCATAGCAGAGTGCAGGGACGGATTTGAAAAGGCTGGAAAGAGCAGCAAGAAAACCCTGGAAACATTGAATAAGAATACCAGGAAATCCTCCGGAATGTTCGGTATGCTGGCTTCAAGACTTAAGGGACTGGCTCTGAGCCTCATTATATTCAACTGGATTTCAAAAGGCTTCAACGCCATGGTTGCCGCCATGAAGGAGGGCTTCAAGAATCTTGCTTCGTATTCCAAGGAATACAACAGTGTGATGTCCGCATTCATGAGCAGTCTGGCAGAGCTTAAGAACAACCTGGCAGCAGCATTTGAGCCGATTGTAAACACGGTCGTGCCATACCTCACACGGATGGTCAGTGGTCTCAATGCGGCGATAGAATCATTCAGCCGGTTCATTGCCTATATGAGTGGTAAGAACACCTATACACGGGCAAAAAAACAGATGCTTGATTATAAAAGCACTGTGGACAGTACAAATAAGTCGCTTGCGGATTTTGACAAGCTCCATGTGCTCAACGATAACTCATCCGGCGGAGAGAAGACAGGTGCGGATGCATTTGAGACAGTCAATATCGGAGAAGTTCCGGAGAGCTTCAAGCAGTTCAAAAACATCTATGAATCCTATGTAAAGCCTGTATTTGAGAGATTCAAAAAGGCTATAACATGGTTTGGTGGCGAAGCTAAGGGTATTCTTACAGATATCTTCGGTGATATAGCGGATGGTGCAGGGAACCTTTGGAACAGTATAAAGAATCTCTGTGATCAAGTGCAGCCGTATCTGGAACCATTATTCGATAATATCAAAAAATTGTTTACGGTACTGTTTGAGGTGATGTCTGGGATATGGGAATCTATAGGTGCTCCGATATTCGGATTTATTGTCCAACTGCTTCAGGATACGATAGATTATTTTGCCGGGCATACAGGAGAAATGTCGGATGCTTTCGGTGAGTTTGTAGATAATGTGGAGGATAGCTGGGAGAATCACCTCAAGCCAGCATTGGAGGCTATAGGGAACTTTCTGGATGAATGGCTGTTGCCTGCATTCAGAGAGGCATTTAATGAAGGTATTCTTCCTATGGTAGGAGATACTTTTGAGGCAATTAATGACCTTGTAAATGATTCATTTCTCCCGATATTTAACGGTATCTGCGAGTTCCTTGAGGGTACATTTAATTTAGATTTTGAAAAAGCCATGAATGGAATTAAAAGTATTGTCAGAGGCGTTATTAACGGCATCATCATTCTTGTTCAAGCCGGCATAAATATAGTTATTGACGGAATAAATGCAATGATTGGCTTCTGGAACAGCATAGCGTCAAAGGTACATGTACCGACACTTGACCTTGTAGGTAAAGTGAGCCTTCCGAAGCTTCAGGAGGATGGAAGCTGGAGCTCACCTAGAGTTGGTAACACTTCCAGAGGATATGATTCCGAAACAGGAAGAACATACGGAGGACATCAGGTATCAGGTAATACCGGTGAGTCGGTATTTTACGGTAATCCTAATCCTAGCTATAAATACGGAGCACTGTCGAACTGGAAGAACAACAACGGTCTTTCAAACAGCGTTAAGGCAGGCAGTACATTTGGCGGAAATGAGAACAACACATACATCTTCGAGGCTAAGCTTGACGGTCAAACGCTTTTCAAAGAGGTGGTTAATCAGGATAAGCTGCAGAAGAAACGGACAGGCTATAGTGCATTGGCAGATTAGGAGGTAGAAGGATGGCATTTGAGGGTTGGTTGATCAAGTTCGGCAATGTGCAGCTCCCTAACTCATACCTTCTGGCTGATGGATGGGAGAGCACACCGAATCAGAGAATTGAGATAAAAGCGTGGAGAGATGCGAATGTGCTCCTGCACAGAGATACGTCATCGAATTTCAAGACATCGCTAAAGCTCAATATCAGGGAAATGAATTTGCAGGAGAGGACAGCTCTTAAAACTGTGATAGGGCTTGCTGCTCTGCCTCAGACTGATAGAAACCAGCGCCGTGTCAATGTGACCTACTGGAATGATGAGGACCTGGAGTACAAGTCGGGTATTTTTTACATAAGTGATACAACCTACACCATACACAGGATTGATGAGAATAACAACGATATTGAATACAATGCACACACCATAGAGCTTACGGAATATTAAATGTGGATAGGAGGTGGATACTGTGGATTATAAAGAGATTTTTTATAAGGATAGCGTAGAAAAGCAGGTGACAATCAAGTCTGATGACGGACTTATCGACATTGGCAACGGCGATTTCGAGGGTGAGACGATGGAGTTGACCGAGAGCGTGTGTGATAAAGACGAGCTTACTTTCGGAGCATGTTCGGCGGCACAGCTCAGCTTCACAGTATCCGGTGGTTTTTCACTGCAGGGCAAGTGGCTGAATGTTGATATTGGGCTGAAAAGCGAAGATGCATTTGCAAGTCCGTACAGGCTTGGGCGGTATAAAGTCAACTCTGATAAGCCAACGGCAGACAGAACCAGTCGAAAGGTTATAGCCTATGACGCTCTATATGACATTCTCCAGACTGATGTTGCGGGCTGGTATAACACTATTCTTCCGGAGGATGACAGCAGGGTATATTTGAGGGATTTCCGCGACAGCTTTTTCAATCATTTCGGTATAGAGCGGGAGGACATTACTCTTGTAAATGATGATATGTGGGTTGAGAAAACTGTTAAAGATGGTGAGCTGAGTGGCGCGGCTGTAATAAACTGCATCTGCGAGATAAACGGCTGTATGGGTCATATTGACCGGGCGGGGAAGTTTGAATATATCTACCTTGAGCCGATATCAGCTCCGGATGACATAAGTAAGAGCTTATACACTTCGGCTGCCTATGAGGATTACATAGTACAGCCGATTGATAAGCTGCAGATCAGGCAGGAAGAGGATGATATCGGGGTTATCGTCGGTGACGGCAGCAATTCATATATCATAGAGGATAATTTTCTGGTATATGGGAAAAGCTCTGCTGAATTAACCTACATAGCCAATAATATTTTTACTAAGATTAAGGGCTTAGCATACAGACCCTTTACTGTGGAGTGTATCGGGAATCCATGTATCCCTGTCGGCGCTCCGGTGCGCGTGATATCTACTTACGCAACAATTGACAGTTATGTATTTACGCGGACTCTGAAAGGTGTGCAGTCGCTTTCAGACACTTATGCGGCAGCAGGTAATGAGCACCGTACAGGCAAGGTCAATAGCATTCAGAAGCAGATTATACAGCTTAAAGGCAGGTCAAATGTGCTTTCCCAAACCATCGAGGAGACCAGGAACACAATCAGCGACATAGAACAGGGACTTAAGAATGAAATCACAGCCACAGCTTCGGAATTCGATGTGAAGCTCAGGAATTTGCAGTCTGAGATAGATGGACAGATAGAAGTGATTAACGGCCATGGTCAGCCGGCACTGGATAATTACCCGGCTTATAACTGGACTTCGGGACCTAGGACAGGGGATAAGCTGGTTGAGGGCTTAAGGTTCACCTATTCTAATGAGGTGTATCGCAAACACCAGAGGACATTGTTCTTCGATGAAGCTACAGCGACCACATACCGTTTTATAAAAAAGGATGATGTGTGGATATGGGAGCCGTTAGGAAACACGGAGTACTCTGTGCTGCAGAAGCAGATAACAGACCTGAGCGTAACAGCTCAGGGCATTACCGAAAGCATGGAGGAGCTTTCAGTTAAAATCTCAAATGATTATATCACGCAGGTAGCGGCGGAGACTCTTGTGTCCAAGACAGCGAACGGAATTAAAGAGGACATATCCAAGGTGTACACAACGAAGGACGATGTCAGCAGCTTCAGGAACAGCATTGAAAAGACGGCAGCAGGGATTACGGCACAGATAAGCGAAATCAATGAGGCTCTTGATGGGGCAAATGAGGTGTATACCATAAGAGGTCAGCCTACGCTCAGCAATTACCCGGCATACAACTGGACTGCGGGACCTGTGGTGGGCGATAAGCTTATGCAAGGGCTGAGGTTTACATATTCTGATGAGAGCTATCGTAAGCATAACAGGGCTCTTGTATATGATATGGCTGGCGGCAAGACCTACCGTTTTGTAAAAAACGGAGCTACATGGGGATTCACAGATGTGGGTGACACCGAGTTTTCATGGGTCAACAGGAAGCTTGCAGAATACAAGGCAACGGCGGATGAAGCTTCGGTTGCCTTATCAAAGCTTGAAACAAAAGTGGGTTCGGACTACATAACAAAAGTTGAATCGCAGGCCAGCATTAAGCTGGTGCAGGACAGTCTTACAACGCAGTTTGTCAAGACTTATGCAACTCTTGATAAATTAGGTAACTACTCAACCACAGCAGAGATGTATACCACCATCAGCGAGAGTGCCGAAGGAATTAAGAGAACCGTTGCGGCATCAAGCAGCAAGTGGGACTGTGGAAGTTATGACGGAGTAATCAGCTATTATGAGTACGGTGACCCTTGGGAAAACGGCTACAAAGCTGTTGATAAGTTTTTAAATCAATATTATTTGGACGTGTCGAATGGTTGTATATACTATTGCCATTACATAAACGGTCATGATGGAGAAATTGACTGGAAAGCAGTGTATAACTGCAAGACCACATATACACAGCTGCAGACGCGCGCTGAACAGCTTGAAAGCAAATTCTCATGGCTGGTCAAAAGCGGGGACAGTGAATCCAATATGGTTTTAACCGACAGGCTGTATGAGCTTGTTACGGAGCACATTGACTTGACTGGTTTGGTTACGATTTCTTCTCTGAAAGAAAGCGGACAGACCATAATCAATGCAGACAACATTCTTACCGGAACAATCAGGGCTGTGACTATTGAGGGATGCAATATAACAGGTAGTGCGATTGCGTTTGCCAATGATTCCGGTGGGTGGAATTCAGTGTTAAATTCAGAAGGGATGTGGATAATAGGCAACGGTACATTGGCTGAGCCGGATTTTCAGGTTGATAAATGGGGTTTTCTGCGCCTTGGAGGAAGAGTAAAAATGAACCCAGCAGGGGTATGGTGGACAGATAATGTAGGAACAGAACATTTTAAATCATGGTCTGAAACTATGGGATTTTAAATTACAAGGAGGAGCAATGGGAAATTACGATATCAGGATGTTTCGAAATTCATTAAGTTCATACATTAAGCAGTCACCGATAGAACCGGAGGTTAAGTTTCTGGTTTTACGGGATTTAACCGCGCAGGCAGAGAAGGACGCAGACGAGATGGTTGTCCGCGAGGCATCTGAACTGAAAAAGGCTGAACAGCTCAAGAAAAATGCCGTTGATAAGGCAACAGAGAAGAAAGAAAGTGAGGCATAAACTATGGCAGTAGAATATAATCAGCATACATGGGGCTACGGAGAGGAGCTCACACCGGATAGGCTTAATAATATTGAGGGCGGTGTTAAGGCGAACGCGGATGCCATTAATGAGGTAAATAATAATTTAAACAAAATATCCAATGTTCAAAAAAGTGTATATAACAAAGTTGAAACCATCAATGTAACAAACAATTCGGCAATCTTACAGACCATCAATTTAACCGCAGGTAAATGGTTGCTGTTCGGCAACGCATATGTCGAAGTTGGCGATGACCGATTTACCAGTTATGTTGTAATAAGCGGTGAAGCAGGCTATTCATTTGCACTTGCTCAAAGTTATGAAGGTCAAATATTGAAAGGTGCTGTAAAAACAAATGTAAATCTTGCCCAATGTATTGAGACAAGTAAAGAATTACCAATATATTTCTGGTGCGTTACTGATGGCAATATGTCAATATATACTCCAACATTCTACGCATTACAATTAGGATAATGTTATGCCTTGTTCCAAATTGCAAGGTAACTAAAGGTACAATTGACAAAGTCCTTGAAACTATCATTCCAGCATTCTGCCAAGAATCTATTATTATATGAGCCTGTAATTTGCACGATTCTTACAGTATTGTGTGTACTTAGAGCTGTGGCGATGATAATATCTGCTGGTCTATCATGAGTTTTAGAATAATAAATAGTTGCTTGACCTTCGGTTGAAGTTGTCGCTGTTCCCATTTCAAGGCTTGAAATGTTTAAATTATTATTTACAT